TTCAAACATGTTACAACAATGCCGCACGGGACCTGTACAAAGATCCTTATATTTTTCATGAAGAACAGAGTGAATACGCACGTGATGAGAATCTCACGACGCGTTTTTCCCTCTCTATCGAAAACACCGTAAAAGAATTGATTCCTGTTCAACAAATCCTCCAAACGTATATGTCTCAAGAGACTAGGGATATTTCCCTAGATGGAGAAGTCGAAGACACCGTCGACCCAGATGTTCTCGACGAACATATGGAGGAACCCCTCGGTGAACCCGAACCCGAACCTATGATGGAACCAGAACCCTTAGATGAAATGAATGGTATGGATGACCCCCAACCCACCGGGCTTGAAAATGAGTTCAAAACTGTCCACGGTGTGCACGCACCTGAACCAGTCTCAGAACCAATCGCGGTACCCCCACCCTCTCCTTACCCCCAGGAACAACCTCAATCCCAACCTACAGACGATGACGTATTATTTGGTGATGCACCAGACCATCGTACAAAAAATCCCAGGTATAATTAAATGGAACTCTCCGATCATTTGCGCGACCCAGTGAGTGCCGCCCTAATTGCAGCGGGAATAACTGCTGCTTATATTCACCTCAAAGCATATTTGAATAACGAAGGTAAATTAGAACTCAATAAATATACCAAACCTGCCGTTCTCAACGCAATACTGGTATTTTTTATTATATCAGGTGGTTTAGCTCAGAAGGAAGCTATCTCCAATGAACCTTTCTAAACTTAAAGATTAACCAGTAGTATAAGAATATGGCGTCCGTCTCTGCGTTTAACGATATGATGAGTCAATTTCTTGTGGAATTGCACAAGACTTTTCCAGATGAAAAAGGCATTAAGAAAATGCTCACCTCCTTCGACATGTTGAAGTCCACCAATCCCCGTCTCGTCGTAAACGGTTTTATGGATGGTGTCACCCCTTACGCAGGGAAGATTTCTGCCAAGGATGAGTCATTTTTACTCGAAGAGGTTGAGAACATAGAGTTTCTCAAGGAACTTGATATTAAGAAGTATTGGGGTAACATGTCCACAAATACAAAGGCTGCTACCTGGCAGTATCTCCAAACACTGTACATGCTCGGTACAACTATCACTTCTCTCCCAGATGACACTCTTTCACAAATTGAAAAGATTGCAAAGGGTGTCGCAAACCAAATGCAAGATGGAGACGGGGATATCGACCAAGACGCTCTCATGAAAATGATGGGTAGTATGCTTGGTGGTCTGCCCAAAAAATAAACCTAACATATACTAAATGAAGGCCTGGTTCGACGATCCTCAGCAGCTCGTGAGGGCTGACCGGGTTAATCAATTCTGGCCAACAAATGAACAAACCCCAGAAGACCGGGTTAATGCTGCTTCCCGATTCGTAATTTATGTATGCACCATACTCTATCTCATTCGCCGTGACCCCAGGGTTTTTGTTTTGGGTGCGACTGTCATCGCTGTTATTTACGTTCTTTATAAGTCTAGGATGATTAAGGAGACGTACGGTGGTTCGGTTGAAGGTGTGAGCTGTCAAATGCCAACACCTGACAACCCCATGGGAAATGTCATGATCACCGATTTTAGTGACGCACCTAACAGATTAGAGGCGTGCTATTACCCCACAGTTAAACCATTTGTGAACAGTTACATCAGTGACCGCATTCCGTATGATGCAGGTCGTTCTCGTTCACCCATGCCCAAGTATCTTCGTAACGCCATGGAACGTCAATTTGTTTCAAACCCCGTGACCAAAATCCCAGGGGACCAGACGGCTTTCGCGGAATCTCTTTATGGGCGAAAAAATGCACCCATGTGTAAAAGTGACCCCCGCTTCTGTAATCCCAACGCTCGAGGTGTTCAGCTCGAGGCATTTTCGGGTCTCGGTAGTCACGGTGATAAGCGTTCTGGCATGTTTGCTAGATAAATATTCTTATGTAATAATAAATGGCATATCAACTTCAACCTGGACTTTCCATTGTTCAAAATACGGGTGCTGTTCCCCCGGTAAAAGCAAATGACGAAATTTTTGTCTACCCCCAGCCCAGTGCTTTAAACTGTGGTGATTGCCGTCCCAACACTATGTTGTACGGTACCGCCCCTTATATGGCAGGTAAGGGCTCCCCAGCGCAGTATATCGAAACGAGTGATCAACTTCGCCCTCAATCTACTTCACGATTTAACAAGCATATAATTCAGACGTACGAGCGTAACCTCTTTCCCCTCTCTAACATGGAGTGTAAGGTTCCCCTCCGTACCCAGAAATATGACCCATCTAGTACCCGCGCCGAACTCCAGAATGGACTGTTTGAGAGAAGGTATCTTAATAAAAATGTTAATAAGAAGTAAGAATGGCTGATCCTATATCGCTCATGGCTGTTGCTGGTCTTGTTTTTGCCGGTAGGAATTTGAGTACCAAGTCCGCACCGCCCAAGGTCGACAACGTACCTCCAACAATGAAAAATCCTGAAATAGTAGAATCTAATAATTTTGACGCCTCCCCCGAAGTTCAACACAAAATGGAGATGGAAAATTTCGGTGATATCAGCCCCCAACAACGTAGTGGTGGTCAAGAAATTTTGAACATGCGCAATCGAATGTATGATCATGGTCGTATGAATAACCTGTCACCTGTCGAGAAACAGCTCGTCGGACCGGGTTTAGGTGTCGGTGCCCATGTACCCGCCGTTGGTGGTTTTCAACAGAGCTTTCGTGTGAATCCGGTTAATGTTGGTGAATATCGGTTAACCACACTTCCAGGACGCACAGGTCCAGCAGCGGATGTTACTGGTGGTCGCTCTGCGAAGGTTGGTGATCTTACACATAATAAACCAGAGACCACGGCTTTCCTCCCATCAAGGAGACCCACTGTGGCTGGTCGGGCACAGGGGATGTCGGGTGTTGTTCCTCGTAATGAACATGAAAAGACCAAGCGTACCACTAACCGTTCAGAGACTGGTCACCGTGCGGATGGTTTAGGATTCAACGGTGCGAAGCGATTCATATCGGCGGGTGCGATGCCACAAGATCCCACTCGATTCAAGACTGACCGCACAGACGAACAATACACATACATGAATCATCCAGCACCGGGTATTCATAGTCATCGTGGTGCGTACACCAACAGCGCCGCTGTAAAGGTGGCTTCTAAGAATAACGAAGAACTCATGAAATACGGTTTCCGCCCCGAGGACCGAAGAGGAAAGCCAAACCGGATGGGAAATGCGGGTCGAATGAATGTTCGTGAAACAGCTCTCAAGCAGGGTGGTGCTCTTACAGCCGTTCGTTCGGATACTACACGTATCGATGGACGTGTCAACGCAGCCAATGGTGGGTGGACGCAACAGTATCAACAAAAACCGTATCACCAGTTTAACGCTTACAAGGGTACTGCGAATCCTAATACTAACAACCTCGACATAGCCAAGAGACAGCTCCAGAATAACCCTCTTTCTCATTCACTCTCTCATTAATTTTTTAGTTCCTCAGACAAAAACATTCATTAAAATATTATACATATATTTTAATGAAGGTCCATACCCTTAACATAGATAGTGGTGAAAGAGATACCAATGTATATTCATACGCTAATAATTATACCGTTACGTTGGATAACCCCATTTATGACGTAACAAATATCAAACTTGTATCTGCAAGAATTCCCACACCACAACTGATTACATGTGTGACGAACAAAACATTTAGTGTTGATGGAAACGTTTTTTCATTAGATGAAACAAACTACAGCACAGGAACAGAACTAGCCAGTGACTTGGCCACAAAACTCGCACCACCAGATTCTAATATAAACTCGGTCGTGTTCGATACAGATACAAATGCGTTGACATTTTCTAATACACACGCGTCTGATAATGAATTCACATTTGAATTTTATGATGGTACGAATGGGTATTCGAGTAATTCTTCACAGTTTACAACGCCTCACCAGGTTTTGGGTTTCAGTTCGGGAAACCATAGTTCGGTGACAGACAGTATCAAATCTGGGGCTATAAATATAAATGGACCAAATTCTTTGGTATTAAAACTGACGACGGGCTCTGATGAGTTTACACAATCAGTCTATACATCCACACCTTTCTACACTGGACACATACTTCTAGATGGCTCCAGTTTCATCAATTTTAATGGGTCTGATGATATGTTGGTGCATAATTTCCATACTGGAAGTCAAAAAATGATAAAAGATGTTAAAGTTGAATTCTTTTATATGAGTCACGGACGTCTTATTACGTATGACTTCAGAAATCAGGATCATATACTGAAATTTGAAATAACGGGTTCTACTGATAAACTTGAGAACTTACCAAAAGTGTCATTACCTGAAGAACCTAAAAAAACCGAAAAGAAAGAGCCAATAATAAGTATTCCTGAAGTCATAAAGAATTCTTATACATGGAGAAAAGAGTATTTGTATATAGCGCTAATTATTTTAGCTGGGCTACTCCTGATATTTTTAATGAAAAGCAAACCGTTTAGCGGGTTATCGCGTAGACGGGCTGTGCGGGCTTAGAAGCCTTACCAGTGATCCTGGAGATGACTAAGAAGACAACCACAGAGAGGAGGGAAGTAAGCACCGCGGTCATGGCGTACTGAGCACCACCATTCTTGGGGACCTTGATGATCTGGGTGATAGTCCACCGAACAAAGTCCATCCACGACATGGCAGCGGCGAAAGAGAAACCACCGACAATCGAGTTGAGGGTCTGGGTCTGGAGTTCCTGGGTGACAAGGTTTACGGTCTGGAGAGCGGCGGCCGACATCGTTATTGTTATACTATAGCTTAGGAAAAAAATTAATCATCTGTGATTTTCTCCTTTTTCACGGGTTTTTTAAACTTTTTTTTCTTTATTGTTTTTGTTTTTGAAAATAATTGTTCATCATCTGATGAATCATCACTAGAGCTTGAATCTAAGTTTGAAGTGTGTA